AAAAGTTAAGCACAATTTAGATGATGTCATTAAAAAAGTAGATGATGTAGCTGATAAGTTAGAAGAAACTAATGATAAAGTTGAGGAAATTGCTCAATCTACTAAAAAAGCAGAAAGTGGAATTGGCAAAATGGCCAAAGCATTTACTGGTTTAGGCTTAGCAATTAAAGCAGCAGGTATTGGGTTATTGCTTGAAGCATTCCAAATATTTAAAGATACTATTACATCAAATCAAAGGGTAGTCGATTTATTTAATACATCGATGACTGCCACTAAAATGATATTTTCAGATATAGTAAAACTTATATCAGGCGATTTATCATTTAAAAAGTTTTTTTCAAACGTAGGCAATACTTTTAAAAAGGCAACCGATACAACTGAACTTGAAAAAAATGCAAGAAGGGCAGCAGTAATTCAACAAGGATTAATTGAAGAGTATGATCGTTTAGCAGAATTACAAAGACAGATTCGTGATAGTGAAAATAATTCAATTCCTCAAAGAATAAAGGCAAATGAAAAATTAGGGCAATTATTAAAAACTCAAAATTTTGAAATGCAAAAGCAAGCACAATATCAAATTGATGCTGCGAAAGCAAGATATAATATAGCGCCTACTTTAGAAAATGAAATTGCATTATTAGAAGCACAAAACAATAAAAAAGGAATTGCAGCACAAATCACTGGTTTAGAAAGTGAGCAATTATTAAATCTTAATTCTTTATTAGATCTGCAAAAAACTAAAAGAGATGAAATAAGTCAAAAGAAAGAAGAAGATAGATTAGCAGATTTAGCAAGATTAGATGCGCAGACAAATTCTATGCGTACCTACGAAGCTAATATTGCAACAATAGAAATCGAAGCAGAAGAAGATAGAAAATTAAGGGCAGCAGAAAAACAAAAACAAATTGATCTTGAACATAATGCTGAATTAAAGTCTTATGCCACTTACATGGCAAACATTACCGCTACGGATAAAGAGCAAGCAGATGAAAGAAAAATAGTTGCAGATATTGAAGCAAAAGCAAAAAACGCATCATTACAATTATATTCAGAAGGTTTAGCACAAATAGCAAATGCACTTGGAGTACATACAGATGCAGGTAAGGCTGCAGCAATAGCATCAACCACAATTTCGACTTATTTAGCAGCACAAAATGCCTATGCAAGTCAAATGGCTATTCCATCTCCAGATGCTCCATTTAGGGCAGCATTGGCAGCGGGTTTAGCAATTACCGCAGGTTTAGCTAATGTTAATGCAATTATAAATACTCAAACACCTATGGGCGGAGGAGGCGAAAGTGCAAGCATTCCACAACCACAAGCACCAAGATTTAATGTTGTTGGAGCAAGTGGTGTAAATCAATTAGCACAAGTTGTAGGTCAAAGTCAAGAGCCTATCAAGGCTTATGTTGTTTCTTCTGAAGTAAGTTCACAACAATCTTTAGACCGAAACAAGGTAATGAGTGCAAGTTTAGGTTAGTGAAAATGTAACAAAATTTTAAATTAACGTTTATACATCATGAAAATCATAGAATTAATAATTTCAAATGATGAGGATGGGATTGAAGCCATTAGCTTGGTAGACAGACCTGCGATTGAAAGTAATTTTATTACATTGGCTAAAGAGTACGAAATGAATTTAGCCGAAGTAGATACTGAAAAGAAAATATTAATGGGAGCAGCACTGATCCCTAATAAAATGATTTACCGTAAAGATGGTAAAGAAAAATATCAAGTATTTTTTTCTGAAAGTACGGTTGAGCAAGCAAGCCAAATGTATTTAAAGAATGGCAACCAATCTAATGCGACATTACAACATCAAACTAAAATTGATGGTATGTCATTAGTTGAGTCTTGGATTATCACCGATCCTGATATGGACAAATCTAAATCTTATGGGTTTAATTTACCTAAAGGAACTTGGATGGTTTCAATGAAGGCAGATAATGAGCAAATTTGGGCAAAGGCAAAAAGTGGCGAGATTAAAGGATTTTCAATTGAAGGGTACTTTGCTGATAAATTATCTTTGGAATTATTGCCAGAAATTAGTGATGAAGAATTAGTCAATCAAATAATAAACGTAATAGAAAATGAGCAAAGATAAAACATCAAGTCCAAAGGGTGGCAATCGTGGTTGTTTATGTGCAGATGGTACATATAGCATTGAATGTTGTGATGGAGAATTACAATCACAAGGAATAGGGTCATTAGTTCAAAGTGTAACATCTACAATAGTAAATACAAATAGCCCAAGAACAATAGTTAGTGTAAGTAATTAATTAAATATATATATGGAATACAAAAGCACAAAGAATCGAGTTAAAGCAGTATTAGGCTTTCAGGTTAATTTGGCGCAGATGAAGTTAGAAGATGGTGTTACCATTATCGAAGCCGAAGAGTTTGCACCTGAATTTTCTGTTGGTATTGTTACTGCCGATGGTGTTGTACCTATGCCTGTTGGCGAGTACACATTAGAAGATGGAATGGTTTTGGTAGTTGCAGTTGAAGGTATTATAGCCGAAGTTAAAGAGGCTACAATAGAAGAAGAAGCAGCACCAGAAGTAGAAGTTGAAGTGGAGGCTAACGCAGCACCACAAGCACCTGCACCACAAGCAAAACGAGTGGTTGAATCAGTTAGCAAGGAAACTTTCTTTGCAGAAATTGAAAAATTGAGAACTGAATTGTCTTTACAGATCAATGAAGTTAAAGCTGAAAATGAGTCTTTAAAATCAGAAAAAGAAGCATTGGAAGTTAAATTAAATTCTCAAGAAGAAGGTGCTGAACCAATTGTTCAGAATCCAGAAGCAGAGGAAAAAGTGCAAGGATTTTCTTTTGGTCAAAACAGACCTGAAACAATCCAAGATAAGGTTTATGAAAAAATGTTCAACTAAATTAATTTAAATAAAAAATGGCTACTACAACAAGTATTACCACAACCTATGCTGGGGAGTTCGCAAATAAAATTATTGCTGCTTCTTTGCTTTCTTCTCCTACTATCGATCGTGGTGGTATTGAAGTAAAACCAAATGTACGTTTTAAGCAAGTAATTAAAAGAGTTGGTACTGATGCCATCTTGAAAAATGCTACTTGTGATTTCGATGCTACATCGACAGTTACTTTAACTGAAAAGATTTTACAACCAGAAGAATTCCAAGTTAACTTACAATTATGTAAGAAAGATTTTGCTTCTGATTGGTTATCTGCGGAACAAGGATTTTCTGCTTTCAAAACTTTGCCTAAGTCTTTCGCTGACTTTTTAGTTGCTCATGTTGCTGCTAAAGTTGCTGCAAAGAACGAAACTAATATCTGGGAAGGTGTTACTGCTAACGCAGGTGAGTTTGATGGTATTTCTACATTATTGGCTGCAGATGCTTCATTGCCTTCAGGTCAAGAAATTGCAGGTACTACTGTTGCTTCAGGAACAATCATTGCTGAATTAGGAAAGATTGCAGATGCTATCCCATCTTCTTTATACACTAAAGATGATCTTTACATCTACGTTTCACAATCAATTGCTCGTGCTTACATTCGTGCTTTGGGTGGATATGGTGCTTCTGGCTTAGGTGCTAATGGTACTAACGCAATGGGAACTCAATGGTACAACAATGGATCACTTACTTTTGATGGTATCAAGATATTTGTTGCAGATGGTCTTGCTTCTACAAAAGCAATTGCTACTCAAAAATCTAACTTGTATTTCGGAACTGGTCTTATCTCTGATTTGACTGAAGTTAAGGTTATTGACATGGCTGACATTGATGGATCACAAAATGTTCGTGTAGTAATGAGAATGACTGCAGGTGTACAATACGGATTTGCTTCTGATATTGTTACTTACGGTATCACAAATGCTGCCAACTAAAATAAATAGCACCTCATTAATTTGGGGTGCTTATTTTTAACTTTTAAATTCAATCAATATGCCTTGCGATATTTCATTAGGGAGATTAGAACCCTGCAAAACAAGTGTTGGTGGATTAAAAGCAGTTTATTTCATGACTGAAGGGGATGCAACTGGTGTTACTTACGATGCAACAAACACAGATGCTATTACTGCGATTGCAGGAACTCCAATTGGATTCAAATATGATTTGAAAGGATCAAGTTCATTTGAGCAAACTATCAATTCTTCAAGAGAAAACGGAACTACTTTTTTTACACAGACTTTAAATTTAAGTTTAAAGCAATTAACTATCAAAGATCACAAGCAAATAAAATTGCTTTCTTATGGTAGACCACAAGCAATCGTTGAAGACAACAATGGAAACCTTTTCTATTGCGGTTTAAAGAACGGTCTTGATGTTACAGGAGGTACAATTGTTACAGGTGCGGCAATGGGCGATATGTCTGGCTATACCATTACAATTGTAGGCGAAGAACCAGTACCTGCAAATTGGATTACAACTACTTTAACTGCTGCTGGCGTAACGGTTACATCTGGAGTTTAAGAATTTTTGTTTGTTTGGGTTGAAATTAGGGGGCAGATGCTCCCTTTTTTCGTTAAAAAGAAAACAAAAACACTTTTTTGCGTTTATACACTATGATCGTTTTAAAATCTTCTGCAAGCAATCAAGAAGTATCATTTATACCAACAAGATTAAATGATGCCAATTATCTTTTTATTAAGAATGAAACAACTAATGTTGAAACATCTGTCAAGATAAATTGCAAGAAGAAAAGTTTTTTTAGTACGTTTAAAATGGTTTTTGATTTAGAAGAAGGGCATTTCTATTCTTTTAAAATTAAATACTATGGGGTAGTAGATAATGTTTTAGATTATCATTTAGTAAGCAACATTAAGGTTTTTTGTACTAATCAAATTCCCGAAAGTTATTCGGTTAATTCAAGTACATACACAAGCAATACAGATTCAATAATATTCTATGAATAAGAAAGATCATTTAAATTCACATTTTATTCAGTTGGAGGCATACTCACAACCTAAAATTGTTGAATCAAAGCGAGATAATTGGGTTGAATTTGGAGAGGATAATAACTTTTTCCAATTTCTGATTGATAGATACAATGGGTCTACAACAAACAATGCCGTAATTAATAACATTTGTAAATTAATCTATGGTCGTGGTTTAGATGCAACCGATTCAAATAGGAAGCCTAATGAATATGCACAAATGATTATGCTATTCAGAAAGGATGTAGTTAAAAAGGGAATTGCAGATTTAAAATTATTAGGGCAATATGCTTTTCAATTAATTTATAATAAGCAAAAGACTGAAATTGTAAGAGTTGAACATATACCAGTGCAACTATTAAGAGCAGAGAAATGCAATAGCAAAGGAGAAATAGAGGCTTATTACTATTCTGATAATTGGGAAGAAACAAAGAAGTTTGTTCCTAAACGTATTCCTGCTTTTGGATTTGGAGATAAAACTTTAGAAATACTTTACATTGGCAATTATACGGTAGGTCAAAAATATTATAGCAATGTTGACTATGTTGGTTGTATTCCATATGCAAAGCTTGAAGAAGAAATAGCAGATTATTTAATTAACGATGTGCAAAACGGATTTAGTCCAACAAGCATTGTTAACTTTAATAATGGTATTCCAGATGAGGAGAAAAGGGAGTTGATTTCAAGACAAGTAACTAAAACACTTACAGGTTCTAAAGGCAAAAAAGTAGTGGTATCATTTAACAATGATGAAACCAAAAAAACCACCGTTGATTCAGTTCCTTTAAATGAAGCACCAAAGCATTACGAATATTTATCAGAAGAATCCAAGACAAAGATTCTTTTAGGTCATGGTG